CATAGTTGTGACCGATGGGGTGATAATAGGACAAACCAGGAGATAGGAGTGACCAATGGGGTGATAATGGGTCAGAACGGACAGAGAACAAAGGTATACCAATGGGGTGATAGTATAACAAAACGGACATATCTCCTGCCAAAAACGTTGCCAAAAACGTTTTTTTCGTAAAAAGTTTTTTTCAGTTGTCAAATCTTAGGGGAAAAACCTATTGTACGGATGTCTATTAAAATATTATATATATAGAAATTTTTGAAAAAAAAGTTTCTTCAAAAAAAGTGGATTTGGCAACGTTTTTGGCAGAGCAAGATCAACTAGCAACTCGCGTAGTAAACATGCCCTATAGTAGAAGGAGGTAGAGCAAGTGTTTCTACACCCCCTCTATTTTTCGGTTAGGAGTAGTCATGCTCGAGAGTGCATACCAAGCACACCTCATTAAGAAACTTCGCCGCCTATACCCGGGATGTATAATCTTGAAGAATGATCCCGACTACATTCAAGGAATACCTGACCTTACGATCTTTTGGGAAGGCCGTTGGGCTATGCTTGAAGTGAAAGCTTCAGCAGATGCTCCTACTCAGCCGAACCAAGAATATTGGGTCGAGCACTTGAACAAGATGTGGTTCGCGGCATTCATCTACCCCGAGAATGAAGCGGAGATTCTAGATGTTCTTCAACAAGCACTTGAATTTGGCAGGGACGCATTCGTTTCTTAGTCCAAGTAATTATCATTGGATTAACTATGACGAGGATAAACTTGATCGTGTCTTCTTCGCTTCCATGGCAGCAAAACGTGGGTCCGAGTTGCATGAGTTTGCCAAAGAAGCAATTCGATTAGGGATACGTCTCCCCACAGCGAAGAAGACGTTGAACCTGTATGTCAATGACGCCATTGGATACCAAATGGTATCTGAACAGGTTCTCTATTATTCACCGAATTGTTATGGTACATCTGATGCGATAGGATTTAAACCTAGACTGAAATTGCTTCGAGTTCATGAACTGAAGACTGGTTTTACAGAAGCATCAGTACATCAACTTGAGGTTTATGCGGCAATTTTCTGTCTTGAGTATCGCATGCTTCCTACAACAATTCGAATGGAATTCAGGATCTATCAACAAGATCAGATCAAGATTTATGATGGTGACCCCGATGCGATAACCCACATTATGGATCGGATCGTGACGTTTGATAAGCGAATCAATGCGATGAGAATGGAGGCCGCTGGATGATTGTTCAAGAGGAAGAATACCTTGCTCATTATGGAATCTTGCGGCGCTCAGGCCGATACCCATGGGGTTCACAAGGTAATGTGAATTCAAGAAGTCGTAGTTTCCTAGACATGGTTCGTGAGCTTCGTGCTAAAGGTATGTCCGATCCACAAATTGCACAAGGCTTTGGGATGACTACTACCGAATTGCGTGCAGCTAACTCGATTGCCAAAAATGAGTTGAAGCAGGCAGACATTGGCACAGCCCAACGTCTTAGTACTAAAGGTTGGTCAAATAGTGCCATTGCTCGACGAATGGGTATTAATGAATCTTCAGTTCGTGCATTACTTGCTCCTGGTGCTAAAGATAAGAGCGATATTCTCACAGCTACATCTAACATGCTGAAAGAACAAGTTGATGCGCATGGATATGTTGACGTAGGTGTTGGTGTAGAACGTGCTTCACATATTGGAGTAAGTCGTACCAGACTAGATACTGCTATTGCTCGTCTTAAAGAACAAGGATACGAAGTTCACTCAGTTCAGATTGATCAGCTTGGTACTACTGGCAAGACGACAGTAAAAGTACTGGCACCTCCAGGTACAACTTATCGTGACATTGTCGCTAACAAAGACAAGATTCACTCCATAGCTGGTTTCTCTGAAAATGGAGGACGAACGTTCGAACCTTTCCGTTCTCCGCTGTCCATTAGTTCAAATCGATTGGATATTAAATACGCAGACCAGGGTGGAAGTAAAGCAGACGGGGTTATATATGTTCGGCCAGGCGTTAAAGACGTTTCAATTGGTGGCAACAACTATGCCCAAGTTCGTATTACGATTGATGGTACACACTTCATCAAGGGCATGGCAATGTATAAAGAAGATCTTCCACCTGGTGTAGATCTACAATTCAATACTAGTAAGCCTTCTGGTGGAACTAAGAAAGATTCTCTAAAACCACTTCAAAGAGATCAGACAACAGGAAAGATTGATCCAGATCTTCCTTTCGGTTCAGTCATTCGCCGTCAGATCTTAGAAGATGACGGTAAAGGTGGCAAGCGTGTTTCTTCTGCGATGAACTTAGTCAATGAAGAAGGTACGTGGGAAACGTGGTCTAGAAGTTTGTCTTCTCAGATCTTGTCAAAACAATCCCCCACCCTTGCGCGTGAGCAATTGGCCATGGTTCGGGAACGTAAACAGCGTGAGCTTGATGAAATCATGTCGCTCACTAATCCTGCCGTTCGTAAGAAGCTTTTAGATGAGTTTGCAGATGAAGCTGATTCTGCTTCTGTGCACCTAAAAGCAGCTCATCTTCCACGTCAAGCAAGTCACGTAATACTACCAGTCAATTCACTTAAAGAAACTGAGATCTATGCTCCTGGTTACAATAATGGAGAACGTGTTGTCTTGATTCGTCATCCGCATGGTGGAACATTTGAGATTCCGCAATTGACTGTCAATAACCGTAATCCAGAAGCTAAGCGTCTTTTAGGTCCTCAAGCACCAGATGCTGTGGGTATTAATCATAAGGTAGCCCAACGTTTATCGGGTGCTGACTTTGATGGCGACGCTGTCCTAGTCATTCCTAATGGCAAAGGCAGAATAAAAACTTCTCCTGCTCTTGATGGCTTGAAGGATTTTGATCCCATCTCCAGTTATCCGGGCTATCATGGAATGAAAACAATTTCCGGGCCAACCAAACAAACACAGATGGGTGTTGTATCTAATCTCATTACCGACATGACTATTCAAGGTGCGCCGCACAGTGAAATCGCGCGAGCTGTGCGTCATTCCATGGTAGTTATCGATGCTGAGAAGCATGGGCTTAATTACAAACAGTCTGAGATTGACAACGGCATAGGTCAACTTCAAGAGAAGTATCAAGGTAAGAAGGGTGGATCTGCTTCGACTCTCATCTCAAGGGCATCAGCTCGTGTTGATGTTCCTGATATGAAACCTCGAAGCGCTGCCAAAGGTGGGCCCATTGATAAGGCTACTGGTAAGAAAGTCTTTGAGCCTGCTGATTCATGGATTAATGCTAGAGGACAGGTTGTTGTAAAGACTCGTCGTTCTAAGAGGTTAGCAGAGACAGATGACGCACATACCTTAGTATCTAAATCAGGCACTAAGATAGAAACCATTTATGCAGATCATTCCAACGCATTGAAGGCTATGGCTAACAAGGCACGACGTGAGAGTGTGAACACAGGCAACGTCAAGTGGTCACCTACTGCAAAGGCCACCTATTCAAAGCAGGTAGCTTCCCTCAAGGCTAAGTTAAACATTGCTTTAAGGAACGCCCCTGTTGAAAGAAACGCCCAGCTAATTGCAAACGCCATAGTTGCCCAGAAACGCCGTGCCAATCCAAACATGGATCCCTCTGATGTAAAGAAGATCAAAACTAAGGCGCTTAATGAAGCAAGAGCCCGCACTGGCGCAGGAAAGACCCGTATTCAAATCACCGACCTCGAATGGGACGCTATACAAGCGGGTTCTATAAGTAATAACGAATTAACTAAGATCCTGGCAAATGCTGATGCTTCGGTTGTAAGGGCCCACGCTACACCAAAAAGTAAGATTTTAATGACTGCTACAAAGACCGCCCGTGCCCAGAGAATGCTTGCGTCTGGATACACCCAGGCTGAGGTAGCAGATGCATTAGGTGTGTCTCTTACTACACTTAAAGAAGGTATTAAGTAAAGGAGGATCATGAAGGAACACATGCTTACCACAGTTGACAATCCTTATGATCCTTTCACACAATGGGATGAGTGGTATGCGTTTGATACAAACTCCGGTTACTTTTCAAGTGGCCTCTTAGCAAGAATAGTAAAAACTTCCAGTGAGATGTCAGAAGTTGCACAAAGTAAAGCAATTGAAGACGCAATAGATGAAATTGTAGATGTCAATGTTCTTGGCGTCTTCCGTAAGGTGTCTAGGGAGATAGAAGCCAGGTAGGGGGGGAGGGGTCGTATCAAATACCCCCCCTCTCAGAT